GCCTTTATCCACCGAGCTTGACCACGATGGCGGCGCCGCCTTTGGCCATCGGTTTAGCCTGCTTGTCGTGCCCGTAGGCGCGCGTGCGGATTTGCTTGCGCAGATCGTCGAGACGCCGCGCGCCGGCCGATGTCGAGCCGTCGCCGAGCGCCGCCACGGTGGGGGCGTCGATCACGTACTCGCCGTCGGAGAGCAGCACGGGGTGGCCCGACGGCGTCGAGGCCTTGATCTCATCCGACTGCCCCGAGCCCGGTCCCGCGAGCAGCCCGCCGCCGGCGGCTTTCAGGTCGTCGGCGTCGAAGTCGGGCGGCCCGCCCGCGTCATCGGCATCCGGCTCTTCGCCGCCGTCATCCGGCCGCGACGCCATCATCTGCTTGAGCTCGGCCAGCGCCTGGTCGCCGAAGGCTGCGACGAAAGCCTCCAGCGCCGCCTTGGGGTCCGGGTGCCTTCCCTCGAGAGCCAGCATGGCCTCGATCACAATCTGCTTCTGCTGCTGCTGCTCTCCGGACTGATCCTCGTCGCCCCCGGTCAGCAATTCCTCCATTCCCGGCGGGTCTGTGGCCTCGCCGCCGTCGGCATAGGGAAAGCCCGCGGTTGAGCCGGGCATGGCGCGGAAGTCCGGGTTAACGAACTGCGACCCCGCCTTTCTGCCGGCCGCGAGGATCTGGCGCGCCATCTGATCGGGGTTGTAGAGGTTGGGGTGCGCACTCGCATAGAGGCGCGAGATGGGTCCGCCTGAATCCATCTTGCCCGGCCGCAGGTGCGGCATGGTCTTCTTGAGCGAACCCAGGCCGGTCTCGGTGGCGCGCCGGATGTTGCGCAGCCCCGGATCGCGGAACTCGCGCGAAGCGTAGTCGGGCGAAAGCTTGCGCTGGAAGCTGCGAAGCGGATTCGAATATCCGGTCGGCGAGATCTTCATGTGTCCCCCTCGGTGACGACGGTCAGAAAATAAGTCCCCGCCGGCGCGCCCGGAACCTGCTTGAGATAGATCGTGCCGGTGGCCAGCTGCTTGGTGTCGGGGTAGTCGCCGGGATTGGTCCCCACCCGCACCAGGTCGGTCATGATGAAGCGCGCGGCGATGGCTTCGCCTGGCGATTCGCGCTGCACCATGTAGCGGTTGATGGCGTTGGCCAGCTGCGCCACATACGCCTGGTCGTATACCGGGGGAGCCTCTGGAAGAGTTTGGCGTACTACGCGGGCCATTAGCTTACCTTACCTCCGTCCGTCGGGCTGCATGTCGGTGCGCATCACGCCCCACCGCCAGCTGGTCCCCGCCGCGGTCGATTCGATGCGGAACGAGATCTGCCGCTCCCTGACCCGGATGGTCACGAGGCCCGTCTGGGGGGTCACCTGAATGCGCGACAGCACGCGCTTGGGCGAGCCCGGATCGCTCCGCCCGAAGATGGTCAACCCTACGGCCTGCTGGCCCAGAGGGGCCTGGCCGCGGAAGGTGCAGTCCGGGATGACGCGCGAGAGGAACAGGTAGTGCTCGCCGCCGTCGATGTCGATGTCGGCCGAATCGATCCAGGCGGGCAGCGGCTCGCCGTCGGCGTCGTTGCCGTACTCGTGGTAGTAGAGCAGGCTCGAGGCGCGATCGCTCGCCACCGGGTAGGAGGCGCGGCCCATGTTGAGCCAGGCGGTGCGCTCGATCTGTCCCTTGCTCCACACCTGGTCCACGTAGTTGTAAGCCACGTAGCGATCGTTCTCGAGCGACGCGGCCGACGGGTAGAACCAGATGACCTCGCCGAAAGCGTGGTTGTGGCCCGCATAGGTTTTGTAGGCCTGCAGGTAGTTGAAGTCGCCGAACACGTAATCCTTGAGCGCGCACGAGAGTTCCTGGGTCTGGCCGGTGTACACGTAGAAGATGCCGCGGTCCATCCACATGACCGAGTTGCCGGCGTTGATGGCGGCGTTGGGGCCGATGATTGACAAACCCTCGGCGATCGAGTCGAAGCCGAACACATACGGCATGCCGATGTAGCGCATGGACCACAGCCCCAGGTCGGTCCAGATGAGGATCTCCTGGCGGGTGCGCATGGCGCTGATGATGTAGCTGCCGGCCGAGAGCCGCTGGTCGCCCGCCGAGTTGGTGCGCAGCGGGTTCCAGGTGTAGGCGTCCTCTTCGGTCGCCCACCTCACCAGCAGCAGGTCGGGCTTGGTAATGCCCACCTCGGGATGGTCGCAGCCGAAGGCGATCAGATGCCGGTCGTTGGGCGAGACCAGGACCTGCGAGGCGGTGGTGGGAGCTTCGACGGGCGTGAACGTCACGCCGCCGATGGTCACCGCCTGGTTGAGCGGCAGGGCGCGCGAGGAGAGGCCGCTCTCGTGGTGCCAGTAGTAGATCGGCCCGCCGCGGATATTGGCCACCAGGTCTTGGCCGAAGTTGTCGAGATCCCACAACCGCAGTTGATTGACCGAGGGGTTGGCCGGGTCGAGCTCGCTCGAGTCGAAGGGCTCGCCCCATCCGACTGTGGTCCCGATGCCGGGCGCTGTGCCGCCCCATGGCGGAACGCCCCACCCCATGCCGCTGACGGCGTCGGCCTGTCCGGCGGGGATGAGGAATGCGGCCGAGACTGCCGCGCCGCCGCCCGCCACGCCGGCCGTCGTTACCTTCGCCGGCATGGTGATGGTGAAGTGGTCGGCGTCGATCACCGAGGCCACCTGGAACTGCTGGTTGAGCTGCGCGGCGGTGTAGCCGTCGGCTCCCGTGGTTGCGCCGCTGAAGGTCACATAGTCGCCCACCGAAGCGCCGTGCGCGGGAACGTTGACGGTGACCACATAGGAACCCACCGGCCCGGTGACGAAAGGATTGGCGGGCAGCGGTCCGACGGTCGCGCGCAGAGGCGTAATGTCGTAGTAGTTCTCGCTCCACAGGATGTAGAGGTGCGACGAGGTGCCCAGGCCGATGTAGCGGTCGCTTTCTAAATTCGCCCACTGGTGGATGAAGCGGCACACGCCCTGCATGGGCGTCTCGATGATGGCCTGCCAGCCGCCCATCTTCTCCGGGTGGCCGGCGCGGAAGCGCACCTTGTCGCAGTCGAACCAGCCGCCCGACTGCGAGTATTCGGTGGTCTCACGCACGATGCCGGGCTGAAACAGGAGCTTCGTTAGGGACACTGCCGTTTACCCTCGATTCGAATTGGGCGAGCAGCGGCTCGAGCCACGGGCGGTCGGCCGCGGCGAAGCCGTGCTGCCACTCCTTGAAGATCTTTTGAACCCGCTCGATCTCGTCCGGCGTGAATTCGAAGTCGCGCGCCGGGATGCGCCTCGAGAGGTCCCAGGTGGGCTGCTCGGCAGGACCCTGGCCGATGCGCTCCATGCGGTAGTTGATCTGCTTCTTCTCGTCATCGCTCAACTCGATGCGGTCCTGCAGGCGCCACCACACGCGGATCTCATCGACCGAGGCGCGCTGCATGCCGATCAGGACGTGCAGGTTCAGGCGTTGCACATGATCCAGAGACAATTTCATCTTTTTCTCCATAAGCTTTATTGCCATTCCGTCCAGGTCTGTACGACCGCCGAGGCCGGAACCGCGGCCACCGAATAGTAGTGGCCGGGCAGCACGGCGAAGGTCATGGGCTGGACCGCGGCGATCAGGAGAGAGTTGGTCCAGAATCCGGTGGCGACCGTCGTCGGGCTGGTCGTCGCGTCCGAATAGCACGTCGCCGAGGACAGCGTGTTGTTGACCGAGAAGTACACCGAGACCGAGACCCAGAGCACCGATGTGCCGGTGTTGCGGTAGACCGTGCCCAGCGTGCGCGTGGGGTGCGCGACTGTGGTGACGCCGCCGGTGAGCGCTACGCCGTTCACGCGGTACTGACTGCCCGTCGAGATGTTGATATCGCCCGCCACGTCGAGCTGATAAGCCGGGCTGATCTGGTTGATGCCGACCTTTCCGTCCTGCCCGATGCGCATGCGCTCGACCGAGTCGAGCGCACCGTTGGCGGTGGTGTAGAACGAGAGCAGCGCGCCGTGATGGCCCGGGCTCCAGGCCTCCGTCGTATAGCACTGCAGGCCGGTGAGTCCTGTGGTCACCCAGGCTCCGTCGTAGGCGGTGAAGCTAAAGCGGCCGATTTGCGCGCCGCTGCCGACCGAACTGGGCGAAGCCATGGTGCCGTTGGCCGACCGGCAAAGAAGGTGTGCGGGACCGCCGGCGCGGTCATGAAAAATGGCTCCCGGGCCGGCCACATGAAACTGCGCGGCGGCGGCGGGCGTGGTGATGCCCACGGTCACCGCGCCTCCGGGTCCGTTCAGAACCAGCACCCCGCTCGCGGTTCCGCCGGTGATCTGCGCGTCGATCTCGCTATAGGTGTCGCCCGAGGCCGCGCCGAAGCCGATGCGCACCGAGGAGCCTGCAGTGTTCCACGTGAAAGTCTGGGTGGTGACGAGCATCGCGTAGAGCGTGCTGGTGGCCTGTCCGGTGACCTGCAGGTTGGCGTGCAGGTTGGCCTTCGTCACGCCCACGCCGATCTGGCTGGCGTTCGCGAGCACCTTGGTGTTGCCGTCGATATCCTGCTGCCAGGGCGTCTGCGCCGCGGTCACCGAGAAGGGCGTGCCTCCCACCCGGTAGGTTCCGGTGATGTTCAGGTCCCCGGTGATATCGAGTTGGAAAGCGGGAGTGGGTTGGTTGATCCCGACCTTCCCGTCGGTCGCGATGCGCATGCGCTCGTTTTCCGCGCCCGCGGTGTAAGTCAGAAACGCCAGCGCGCCCGAGTCCACAGTGGGGGTGGCGATGGCGTGAATGGCGGCCAGGCGCTTCTCCGCCGCCGGGATGGCGTAGTTGCAAAAGATGAGCTGCGCGGTGAGCCCTGTGGGGGTGATGTTGCCCGCTATCGCCAGACGTCCCGGCGTCGCCGCCGCCGTTCCTCCGGTGAGCGTGATCTGCTCCGCGCCGGTGAAGGGCAGCGTCGCGAGGTTGTTGGCGATCCCCACGCTTCCCAGAGGCGTCACGCGCACGCGCTCGATCGGCGCAGTCTGGCCGAGAGGCGTGGTCGAGAGCACCAGATAGGTTCCGTTGGCCGTCGCCGTCCAGGCCTCCCCCGCCCAGATCTCGAGGCCTCCGCGGGGCGTCGAGAGCGCCGACCCGTTGTAGCCGCGCGCGGCGAATTCGGCGATGAGGTCGCCTGAAGCGAGCGCCGTGGGCGCGGCGTTGGTGCCGTTCATGCGCGCGCCGTCCACGCCGCCTTGTCTCGCAATGCCGACCATGAGCGCGGTCGAGGCGGAGGAGCGCACGTCCAGGATAGCCGCGGGTGTGGCGACGAGTGCGGGGACGCTGCCGATCCCCACGTTGCCGCCGGTCAATTGAAATTGACTGGCCGAGAACCCCATGGGGATCAGGGCCGAGTTGGCGTCGTTGTAAGCGCGAAGCCCGATGGCCGAAAGCGTGGCGTCGTACTGGATCCCCAGGTTCTGGTTTGCCCCGGTGTGAACCTGTACGGGCGTGAGCGCTGTGGTCACCCCCACACCGATCCAGCCGGCGCCAGTGAGGGTGTAGCCGGCGGCGTCGATGTTACTGCGCCAGGGCGACTGCGCCTGCAGGGGAATCGCCGCCCACGAGACCGAACTTGCGCCCGCGGTGAGCACCTGCCCCGAGGTTCCGCGCGCGAGCGCCGACCACGTTGCCCCGTCCCACTGCAGCAAGTCGCCGACGCTCGCTCCCGCGGCGAGCACCGGCGACCAGATGACGTTCGAGGCTCCCGCGGTGAGCACCTGCCCTGTGGCTCCCTTGGGCAGCGTGGTCCAGAAGCCCGGCCCGGGGACCGCCTGCCACACCAATAAGTCGCCGGTGGCGGTGCCTGAGGGCAGTGTGGCCCCGCCGCCCCCGCCGCCGGTCGAGGCGATGGTCACGTCCACCCAGTCGTTGCCGGCGTTGTCGGCGATCGTCAGGGTGACGTTCGCGCCAGCTACGAAGTTCACCGACTGGCGCGTGCCCTTGAGTGTGGTGGTTTGCAGGACGCGGATCTTCTGCACCGAGGAGTTGTCGAGGACCGCGATGGTGCGGTCGGCCGCGAGCGAGCCGCCGCCCGTGAGGCCGTACCCGGTCGAGATCAGGCGCGTCGAGGGCGTGTAGCCCGCGATGGTGCTCGCGCCCGTGATGGTTACGCCCGCGGAGAAGGCGGCGAGCGAGGAGAAGGTCTTCGCTCCGGCGATGGTCTGTGCACCTGTCGAGACGACGCCGCGCGCGGCCGGGCCCGCGTCGGGCACGTTCAGCACGAGTGCGCCGCCGAGCGGGGCGGGCGAGCCGCTCACGTTGAGGTCGCCTCCCGTTGCGCCGAGGCCGAGCCCGATGGTGTTGGGGTTGATGTTCAGCGAGGAGGCGAACATCGGCACCCAGTGCGCGCCGTTCCATCCGAGGAACTGTCCGGTCTGCGCGCCCGCGCTGGTCAGCTGCTGCGCGTTGATCAGCGCCGAGGGCGCGACCGGGAAGGCCACGCGGATCTGCCCCAGCGTGACCGTAGGCAAGTCCGGGACAATCCAGGTCTCCTTATAAAGCGCCCCTTCGTCGAGTTCGTACACCGCGGTGTAGAACATGCCCACTGGCCGCGCATTGATGTTGGCGTAAAGCGTGACGCTGAGCGCCCCGTTCACGATCGGCCACGCCTGCTGCCCGCCGGCCACGGTGGCGCCGTCTAAGTCGAATGGCGGCCAGGAGACCACCACCTGGCCATTGGCCAGCCGGCCGTCGGCGTAAGTGATCGTGTCGGTGATGGTCGTCATGGTGACTTACTTACATCGCGGTCAGCGAGTAATACCACTGCGCCGGCATGGCGGCTCCGCCGGTCAGCGGAACATACAGCCAGTAGTTGTTGCCGTTGTAATAGAACTGGACGATGAGATTGCCGTTGCGGTGGTAGATGCGGATCAGGCCTCCGCCGAAGATGTCCGGCGTTCCGACGGCGGCTTCCATGGCGATCGAGGACCGCAGCGAGCCCGAGGGCTCGGGTCCGATGTGGATGGTGCCTGCCGGGTGCGAGGAATGTACACCGTATAAATCTAAGCGGCCGGTCGGCGCGGACGTGGTCAGGAACGAGGAGTTGGCCATGAAGAGCCGCCCCGAGCCGTCGATCGAGGCGACCACGGCGCCCGTCGAATCCTGCCAGGTCTGCAGGTAGGCCTGCGAGGCCACGCCCTTCACCATGATGCCCGGCTGCGAGGCGCTCGAGGCCAGCACGGCCAGCTTGGCTCCCTGGTCGCCCAGCGCTCCGATGGTCACGTTGCCGTTGGCGCGCCACCAGGACATCACGTTGCCGGTCAGGGTTCCCGCGTCGTTATAAGCCACCAGCGCCAGGTTCGAGCCGACGTTGGTGGGCGACGACTCGGCCAGCACGGGGGTGAGCAGTTTCCAGCGCGCCGTGCCCGAGGTGGCGAAGCACAGCACGCGATTCTGCGTGGCGGGCGCATTGCCGTCAATCCAGATCTCGGGCAGGTAGTTGATGCCCACGTGCAGCGTGTGGGCGGGCGTGACCCCGAGGCCCAGGCCGAGCCCCTGCCCGATGCGCACCCAGGTGTCCTGCGCCAGCTGATTCGAAGCATTGGCGAAGTACACGAGCGAAGGCGTCGAGCCCACGATGATGTTGCCTACCGACGCGCCCGGCGTGGTCCAGGTGAGCGACGGCCCCGCGGCCACGGTGAGCACCTGTCCGGCCGCCCCTACCGGCAGCACGGCCAGCGGACCCGCCGAACTGCGGTAGTACACGTCGCCGGCCGCTCCCGTCGAGCCGGGCACGTTGATGGTGACGTTGCCCGAGGTAGTCAGCGCGCCGCTGATGGTGGTCGCCCCCTGCATGGTCACGGGCTGCGTGAAGGTCGAGGGCTGCTGCACGGCGAGTGCGCCCTGCACAGTGAGCGCGCCGGCGACCAGCACTGAGCCAAACTGCGGGTTGTAGTTCGCGCCTTTGACCGAGGCTGTGGCCCCCGCGCCGTCGCAGTAGATCATCGCCGAGCACCCGGGCTGCAACAGGAAGCCCGCGCCGGTCCCCTGCTGGAACAGGATGGGGAAGCCGCCCGAGGTGGCGTTCTGCATGAAGTAGATCTTCTGCGCGTTCTGGGGCGTGATGTTGACTGTGGCCTGCGCGGTCAGCCCTCCGGTCCACACGATCACTTTGTTGCGGCCCTGCGAGGCCACACCCTGGCTCGTGTTCAGGTTGTAGCTCGAGGCCGAGAGCGCGATTGCAAGCGAACCGTCGATGCCCTGGTCGAAGTAATCGAAGTCGTTGTTGACCGTCGAGCCCCACACCCCCGCCTGTTCGCCGGTAGCGGGTTTTTCGATCCCGAGGTTCTGCGTATACGTGGAGGGCATATCAGGCCTTTCCGGCCGGCGGCGCGGCCATGGGTGTCCAGCCGGTGCGCGGCTGGCGCGGAGGAGCCGCCAGTTTCCAGTTGAGCGCCACGGGCCGCGGCTCGGCCCACAGCGCCCGCACCTGGACGTGTCCAAGCAGCGCGGACATGGGCGCGAGGCGCACCTTCACGAGAACGCTCTGGGGCGAGGGAGTCATAAGATGCGGATGAGAGCGGTCGAGGCCGCGGCCGGCGGGAAGAGCACGCGGAACTCTCCCTGGTTGCTCGACTGGTCATTCACAAAGTCGAGCACCGCCACAGCCCTCTGCTGCTTTGAAGCGTTGTAGATGAGCGCCCCGCGCGCGGTCAAGGTGGGGGCGGGCCACACGGGGTCGTTCCAGGTGGCGCAGGCGGTGCGCGCCTGCCCGAAGACCTGCACGCCCGAGAGCGCCATGCCGCCGGCCTGGTAGCCGTCGCCTGAGGCCTCGCCCGCCGTGGTGTACACCAGGGTCGAGTCGGGCGAGAGATCCGCGGCAGAAGTGTAGAGCGCCATCATGAAGATGTCGGCCGAAAAGTTGTGGACGCCCGAGAGCAGTTCCATCTTGAACGAGGTCGCCACACCGGGGGTGATCATATCCGCAGCCTCTGGTCGGGCTCCTGCTGCGTGTCCTTTTTCGTGCGCCCCTTGGCATACTGCTGGTCCATCGCCAGGTCCTGCTCGAACATCTGGTAGTAGCGGGCGAAGAGCGCGTCTTCGGTCTTCATATAAATCGCGGCTTCGACCAAGCTTCCTGTGACCAGCGCGTGCGCGAAGTGGTCGCCCAGCCAGCTGACGCTGGTCTCGACGATCGAGGGCGGCTGATAAAAATATCCCATCCGCATGTTGTAGGGCAGGTCGGGGGCGGGGCCGAGCTTGATGCTCGACTGGTTCAGGTAGCAGTAGAACCGCGGCAGCGCGGCCGCTTTGACCGGGTCGGGGTAGCACTCGTCGATGAACTCGCTGTCCTTGTTGAGCAGGATGGCCAGCCCGTTGGGGCCTTCGGCCGTGAGCGAATCGGGGGCCAGGAAATCTGACGGTGTGGCCAGCAGGTTGTTGCCGGGAGTTGAGAGAGCCGATGCGTCCTTGCGGAAGTTGGGCAGGCGCACGCGCAGCAGGACGCGCGACTCCGCCAGGCGGATGAAGGTGTCGATCGACTCGACGAACGAGGCTTCGAAATCCTGCGCGTAGTTTTGAATCGCAGCGCGCAGCTCCACGTAGTTCATGGCTCTCCCGCCGGGGTCTAGTAGATCCCGGAAAAGCGCAGGCCCCTGCGGGCCGCGCCCGTGCCGCGCTTGAGCCCGCCCTTGGCGAACTTCTGAGCCTTAGGCGGCTTTTGGGTGTTGGGGAAGCCCTTGCGTTCCTTGGCCGCGCCGCCGGCAGCTTTCTTGATGACGACTTCGGGCTTCTTCTCCGCGGCGGCCACGTCGCCGCCTTTGGCCATCTTGCCCCCACACGCCTTGGCTGTCCCGCCCTTGGCCAGCATGGCTCCGTTGGGCGGCGGGGGAGGCGGCGGGGTCGAGGGCGCAGGCGTCCCCTGTGGCGGCGCGGTTCCCTCGGCATCCTCGTAGTCGTAGGGGTTCGGTGTCGAAACCGCCTTGGGCTTGCGCACCACGGCGATGGTTACCTTCGGGCCCTTCGGCCGCTTGGTCAGCGGCAGCTTGCCGCCCTTGGCTTTGGCGATCGGCGTTTCGCCCTCGGCCTTTTCTTCGGCGCGGAAAGCGCGCTTGGATTTACCGCCGGTCTCTTCTGCCACAGCTCCTCCTTTGCGGTACGGCCGCGGCTGTGCGGCAAGCGCAGCCAGCGCGGCGGGGTTGGGCGCGGGCCCGCCCGGTGCGGGCATCCCCAGGCCTCCGGGGACGGGCGCTCCGGCGGCGACATTGGGCGGCGCGCCGGCCGCGGGCAGCGGTGCAGCCATGGGCGCTCCACCGGGCAGCGCGGCTCCGGCAGGCATCGCGCCTCCAGCCGGCGGAGTCACCGCGGGTGGAGGCATCGAGGGCGAACCCTGCCAGCCGCCGCCTAGGGCGGGCGCGCCGGGCAAACGCCGCGCGGCTTGCGCGGCCGCTAAGTTCTGCGCCAGTTGCGGGGCGGCCAGGCCCGCGGCCGCGCCTCCGTTCTGGAAATGCGGAATTTTGATCTTGGGCATCTTCTTTCCTCCATGGCGGATCGATCCGCCGGTGCGTTTGCCGTCGGCCATGTCCTCGGGCTTCTCGGAAAAAACTTCAGACCCTTTCTTCTTTTTGAGCAGCAGCGAAAGCAGCGCCGCCAGCGTTCCGCCTCCCAGCGCGCTGAGGCCTGCCTGCGGACCGGAGGCGCTCATCATCGCTCCCATCCCGCCGGACAGAAGCGCGCGCAGCCACGGCGACTGGATGGCGAGCGGGTTGTCCTTGCCGCTCTTGGCCGGCTGCGTGACCTGCGCCGCGGTGACCTGTGTGGTGGGCGGCTTCTGGGTTCCCACCCGCATGCCGGCTGCGGCGTCTGGAGAAAGCGCAGGAGCAGGCGAGGGTGTGGCAGGCGCGCCCGGTGTGGGCATGGCTGGTTCGGCGGCGGGCGGCAGGACGGCCCGAGAGCCGAAGTTCCCCACCGGGTTCGCCCCGGTGGCCTCGGTCATCTGGCGCGCCATGTCCTCGGGGTAGCCCTGCTTGAGGTAGCTGTCCACGGCCACCTGGTAGCCGGGGTCGTCGGCGGAAATACCGCCGTCGGCGGAAATACCGCCGTCGGCAAAGCGCCGGCGCGGCTGGAGTCGGCTCATGTGGTCCCTCCTGCGTTCTGGTTGGGGTCCTTGAACGCGCTGGGCTGATCGCGCCCGGCGGGCTCGGGGAAGGGCGGCCAGTTGGCGTTGGGGTAAAGTTGGCGCGAGGCCGCGAGGCCGGTGTCCGGGCGCGGGTCGCGCAGCGCCTGCGCATCCACACCCGCGGCGGCGATGACTTCGGGCAGGAAGTTTTGCGGATGGTCGGGATCCCAGCAGGTAGGGCAGGCCATGAAGCCGGTGGGCCGTCCGCGGATGGTGGTGCCGCGCAGGTCGCGATAGCGGCAGCGGATGCCGCAGATGTCGCAGATCGCGAGCGCGTACTTCCCCGACGCGAAGTGCGCCATCAGATCACCTCGTAGCCGCCGCCCGGCACCCAGCGGATGGGGGCGCGGTCGCGGTCTTCGTCGGCGGCCAGGCCGAACTGCTCCTCGTAATCCTGCTTGAGTGTGGCCACGCGCTGGAGCGCGTCGGGGTCCTTACTTTTGAGCGCCAGGTTGTAGGCCAGACCCGCGGTCATGGCGGGGATGAAGCGCCACGGGATGTCGGGCGTTCCCGCGCCGCCTGCGCCCACCGAACGCATGCGGCGCATGCGCCAGTAGACGACTTCGTAAGCAGGCGCGGCCGGCGGCGCCATCCAGATGAGGAAGAAAGGCTTGATGGCGCGCCGGATATGAATGATCGACGGGCGCCCTTGGGCGACCTTGTTGGGGATGGCCGAGTAGTCGGAGAAGGACCAGCGGTCGAGCGGGTAGTCCTGGCCGTCGTCAGGATCTGTGGTTCCCGGATTGGGTTGGCGCAGCACATGCTCGACTAAGTCCACGGTGTCTTCGGGGAGAGTGTACTGGCGGATGCCGGGGACCAGCGCCACGCGGATGGGGCCTTCGACGGTCCACAGGTTGAGGCCGCGGTTGGCCCACTCGATCGACATCAGCTCGAGCGAGCGGCGGGCGGTGCGCAGGCTATAGCCCGAGCGGAACTCGACGCCGGCGCGTTCTGACGCCTCCTCGGCGATCTCGGCGACGTCGAAGGTCGGCCAGGCCGACACCGCTTACTTCTCCTTTCGCGGCGGCGGTGGAGCTTTAGGCGTTGCGGGCGCTGCGCGGTTGGCGTTGAGCCGGATCCGGTTGCGTCGCAGTTTCGAGAGCATGGTCACCGCCTTACGCCAAGCCGGGAATGGCTGTTGGCGTCTGACGTGATTATAGGCTAGAACGGGGCGGGAAAGACCGATAGATCTTCGAGGCGCCGTAGACTGTGGCGGCGGCTTTCTCGACCAGCCCATAGGCGTAGGCGCGGAAGATGTCGCCGCGCTCGAGGCGTCCGTCGAGGAGCTGCTTGCCGGCAAGCGACCAGCTCAGGTTGCGGATCTGCTCTTCGCGCAGGGTGAACTGGCGGCCGCCGCTCGTGAGCCTGACGAGGTCGAGCGTCATCTCCTGCAGGCTCTTTTCACAGTTAGAAGGTCTCCTCAATTTACCTAAGCCCCCTCAGACAAGCCCTAGGCTACACCCGTCCGCTACAGCCTGGCATTGCTTGTACGCGAAAACCCATAAGAATTAACGGGGTTACCCGGGCAAAGTACGGATTGACTTCAGCCTTGAAATATATCACCGGGGGAAGCATGCCGTGGTTAGAATTCCCACCGCATGCAATCCTCGGGAGGTGTCGATGAGCAGCATGGACGCCGACCAACGGGAAGCCCTGGCCCGCGCTCTGGCCTGCTGTCTGAAGAACCTGCGCCGCACGGCGGGCATCGCGCAGGAACGCCTCGCCTATGAATCGGGCGTCGATCGCCGCTACATGGGCGCGCTCGAACGCGGCCGGCATTCGCCGAGCCTGCAGACGATTTACAAGCTTCTGCCCGTGCTCAAGGTCTCTTTCGTCGAATTCGCGGCTGAATTCGAGGCATGCTACCAGAAAGAGACCCGGCGGGAGCCGCACGAGAAGTCGTAAAACTCCCCTAGAGCGACTGGGCTGGGGGAGCTGCGGTGTGAGCCGTGGGCGCCGGGAATATGGTTGTGAGCCTCTGCAGGCCGTCGATAAAGGCCTTGTCTTGCGCAAAGGCGTCAAAGAAGCGCTCCAGGTGATTACGGAACAATTCTTCAAGCTCGCTCTCGCGTGGATGCGAGATGAAGACCAGGAATCCCGTCACGAGTTTCTGCCTTTGCTGGTCGAGGTCTTTGGTCAGCAGCCGCAGTCTCGTGCGCGGGCCGGCGATAGCTACGTCGCGTTCGTTCTCACGCAGCCAAAGCCAGAGCCCCTCTTCGACTGCGTCGGTGAGCGTGAGCGAACGAGCCTGAGCCACTGGCATGAAGTTGGCCAGAAGACTCGAATCAATTCGGACGGTTACCTGTTTCTTGTTTTGCTGGCGACGGAACGGGTCGCCGGTTTTCTTGCCGGGCGGCAAAGTCGAAGCAGCCTCAGGCGATGGTTTGGCGTCCGCCTTCCCCTCAGACCTTGCGGACGTTTTCGCCTTCTTTCTCTTTCGGACGGGCATAGTTTTTTAGCACAAATGTCCTTTTGTGATACTGAATACTTCCGACTATCGCATGCTTGCCCAGCGATTAACAAGGATCTTAAGGACTGTCGCAAGACAAATTGTGGGTGAAATGTCTGAGACAGGTGGTTGTTATCACATGCGAGAAACAGGGACGTTCCTTAATTCCTCGATGAGTTTGTCCGAGACGTCCGAGACAGGCCGATTTGCTGAAGTCAACTTGATCTGGCTCAATCGACCTGAGTCAATCGAGCTAAGACGAGCTAAGGACGCTTGACAGCCGCATGAGCCCAAAGCATCGCCTCTTCGAGCTTGGCAAGCGAGTTTGATCTCTCCA